ATCGATACCGAAATCTCTACTATAGCAACAATCACACTTTAATTCTCAATCTGGAAAATGAAATTGGTTATTGCCACAAAAAAAGTGTAGAGTACGTTTTGAATTTTATTATAACACTGTTTATCACTGTCAGTATTCTCTCAGTTATACCAAGGAGGGGTAATGAGAAAGAAAAGATGTTGATCATATACTTTTGGCTCACCTGAAAAACCAAATAAAACTACCATAAAATATGCCTTGCCAGATTATTTGCAGAATAACGATTTGATGACCAATCACCTTTTATTAATCCTGACCGATTCAAATAGTTTTTGCGACGGTTTTCATCGTGATGTTTGGTATAATCTTCATAACCCATTTGTCCAAAATTCACCCACCGGTTATTTTTTTTATCAAAAATGGAATATTTCTTATCGGCTTTCGTTCCGGGGTAAAGTTTAGCAGTTCGTCCTAAATATTTATATGCTTTGGCTTGGGCGGTGCGTGGTGTAGAATACAAATAGATGCGCGAAGAAAAGGTTCTGTTTTTCTGTGTTTTGTTTTGCCGAGGCATTTATATTATCATGTTATTAAAAAATTGAATCCTGTTTTATTGAGAAAGTAATTATAAAAACGAACAACAAAATGACGATACTGAATAGATTAATGAACCGCATGAAGGAGAATGGTTGCGATATTTCCAAAATGCATGAGTATTTTGGCTACAAAAATACGCAGAATAATATTCGTTCTATAGAATTAAAACGTGACCAAAATGTCATGTCTCGGTTTTATTTGACCATTAAATCAAAAAAACGTGATTTTCAACCAGTAGAAACATACATAAAAAATCTACCTGGTGATGTGAATAATCTCATTTATTCTTATTTACATACAGTAAAGAAGCTCAAATTTACAATTCAAATCCCTCATCATTACCCTTATGATGAACCAAAATGGTCTCTTACAAGATATACTGAAAATGGGGTAGAGAAACGTAATTATGATTTTGAACCAAATTATTTGTATTGCGGGGGTGATTATTTACCGTCTATGTTTTTCGACAAGGAGATATTAATTTATGTTACCAAGTTGGATTGGTTTAACGAAGATTAAAATTAATAAGGAGTAAAATTTAACGAATTCGTGTAGAGAGCATCGGTAGAGGATTTACGAAGATCACTCCATTCATATGTATATAATTTTTTTTCATTATCCTGGTTCTCAAAAATGTTCATTGATATAGATTCTAAACTCGCAGGTTCATCAACTACAACTATATTATTAGTTTCATCCAAAGGAATATTGATTTCTGTCATTTTTATGTGATTTAATTTGTTTATAGCCCCAACATGATCATCAAAATTTTCAAACATTACTTTACCCATTTCTGCGGGAGAAATAATATGTTCCGTGGTTCTCAAAATCTCTTCTTTTTCTAGGTCTGATAATTGAATATCATAGAAAAATTCGAGCATTTCGATGATTGTCATATGACTACATTTTTTGAAATTTGCCATAACATCTATTCGTCCTGGCCGAATGAGAGCACCATCTAGTTTCTCAGGAAAATTACTTGTAATAATGACTATACGACCTGGAATTTCGAGAACACCATCTAACAAATTCAGTAAAAAGGAGAGGTCTATTTTTTCGGCTTGAATCCAGGATTCATCATTTGCGTAAGTATCTGGTTTGTTGGGATTTGTTTTTGTAGAGCTAGGAATATCGTCTTTTTTTTCCACCTTTTTTACCGAGCGTTCCATGACCAAATCACTTTGTGCATCTATGTCTTCGAGAACATAAATACGTTGATCAAGGGGAATATAATATTTTTCGGTCTGTCCAGTAGAAACATTAAGAACCATAATTAGTTCATTAAAAAACAAATTCTCCATTTGTGTTTTGGTAATGTCATTATTCAAATTAATATTAAAAATGTGGCGTTTGGTTTCATTTGCCAAACATTTAATACAAGATGTTTTACCAGCTCCGGCTTGACCAGACAATAGAAGACCCAAGGTATAAGGAATACCCTTTTTATCATACCATTTCCGGTTTTTAATAAAAAATTCTACGCGTTTTCTCACAACAGATATTTCGGGTCCAAATAAATTGGAAAACTTTCGGTTGGTTTGGAAAACTTTCATAGTAAAGACACTATTATTGGGTAATTTGGTATAATCTTTATTCCCACTGTTTGTTATGGGTGCGTTCATGGGATGTTGATTAAAATAGTAGGTTTTGTCTCCTAATTTGTTCTCAATTTTGATTTTATATTCATGAGTAATTTTATTTAAAAAAGCACGTAGATCTTGCATTGATTTGGTATAAGAAAACAATTCAATCGTTTGTTCTATGCCTTCGTTTCCGCCAGGTTTTTCGGTGGTATCAATCATTTTATTTTCGTTTAATTTGACAAAGTATTCCTCACTGATTTCAATAACATCGGATTGATTCAGAACAAAGTTCTGCTTTTTGTAACTAATATGTTTAGTGTTCTCATTATTTGTGATGTAATCTAAAAGTGCCTGACCAAACATATTTTCGTGATCAGCAATATTAACGAGAACTGTGATAGATGCCGTTTTTTCATTTTTATCACTACTAGAAACCATGGTATTTATAAGACGACTTGATTTTATATATTGTTGATAATTATTGATGACAAATGTGTTGATAGTTGGAAAAACGGATTTACAGAAGAAATCAATGACACCGGTAGCCATAAATACATAAATCACGTTTATGATTCCGCTACTATTTGCAGAGCTTGATTTGTCAGCTTGGTGATTCATAGAAGAAAACATGGTCATAGTCATTATCTGAGATTTTAGTATATCCATTATAGAAAAACCACTACTTTGCGACGGGTTCATCATCATTATTATTTTATAAAAAAAATCTTTAAGCAAATTTGTGATTGGTTTTATATTATAGCCCGAGCTCTTTCGCAGGACGGTAAAGTATCAATATCTAGTCCACTAATAATAAATCTCATTCCGTTTTTGGTGCGATATATATAATAATCTCCCTGAAAAGTCTGTTTATATTGCAAAATACAGGTACATTCTGCGTTATTGATTCTAAAAGTGTCTTCCGCGCAAAGCATAGAAGGAGAGAGTAGCTTTTTAATATTTGGGCCAGTCATCTTTTCGGAAAACATTTCGTCGTTTAGCAAATAAACCTGATTATTGGGTGACCGAAAAGCATAATATGCTCCCGTTTTCTTCTCAACAAAAGATAATTTTTTATTTGGGAGCAAATATTTGTTGAGCATTCTATGGTATTGTGGTGCAGAAAGCATCCAGTCTCCGTAATAATTAACACCGTGGATTTCCGACATTTTGCATTTGTTTTTAAAGAACTTTTTTAAATCCGAAAGAAAATCAATTTTTAACGTAAAATATAATAGTCAAATACGCCATCTGAATGATGATATGTTTTTAAGGCGGATAAACTCCCTATTTTGCGAATTCGTTCAACTGAGTAACGCCGAGATGCACCCAGAATATGATCAAATGTCATAAAAAAGGGGACTAACAAAAAGCGCAGGAAAGCAGAAACCGGATCCAGCGCAACCATAACACTACCAAATAAACAGACGATTGTATAGAATAAAAACCCAAATATAGGTAAGGTAAGAATATGCAAATATTGTAATATTGTACAATACCGACAGGGCTCAATAATAAAAAAAATCTTTTCTTTAACCTTTATTTGATGAAAAATTTTCTCTACAGTAGCGGGATCCATGTGGTGAAGGCTACCAAAACAACTTATTATTTTTATTTCTGTTGGTATGTCAGTAAGATTTGTAGCATTTAAAGGTTCTCGAATATAAGATATTTTTTCGTTGGTCAATTGATTCCATAAATTAATTTTGGGATGTAGATCGGAAAGAACAATCTGTACCTCTTCGCCAAAAATATCCTGTAAATGGTAAATAGTAGCATCACCACCTCCTGAGCCAATATCTAAAAAAACATAATTGGTATCAATCTGTTCTATAAACGAATCAGGTAATTGAGTAGTTTTGTATCGCTGACTATAACTCATATCATAAAGCATACCATTAGCTATACCAGGAAATCCTGCATTAAACCATTCGTAATCTTCAATTTCGTTCATCGGAAACCGTTGATCAAATAAAATAAAATACGTACTACAGACGATGGCCAAAATACATAATATAGCAAACAGAAACATAAAATAATAAAAGGGAATATAAAATAAGAGGGATAGGTCTGATTTTTTCATGATATATTGAGAACATATTAAAACTCGTGTTCTAAACAAGACGAAAAACGATAACAAATATTACTGTGTTAGTTAATAAATTAAAACAGTAATGAATTTTATGTGGATTGTAATAAAAAGATACTAAGCGTGGCATTAATTTGCGGTATTGCGTATCCTAATCCACTACTATCATATAAAGTGACAAATGGTATGTATGGTGTATTATTATAAACCTCTATAAGACAAGCTTTTCCATCCGGAGCAGATTCACATGGCGCAACGATATCATCTGGCGTTACTTGTAAAATAACAATACTGGAGTTTTGTGCGGAACCAGTGAGAGAACCAATCGTACTACCAGGTATTACTGAATTTACGTTTTTGAAAATAGAGAATTGACAACCCTCTATATGATAAATATTCGTATATACGTAATAAAAACCGGGATTCCAAAGATAAATTTGGGAAGTACCAGGTAAATGTGCGCAGCTCCCTTGAATATAATTATTTGATTCAAAAAGAATAGGTGTGTTTTTGAGAACCTGCTGATGACTGGTATTATATATATTTAAAAATGTATTAGATATTCCTAACTGGCCCGGGGGCCCAGGTGGCCCCATAGGACCAGTATCACCAACATTACCAGTTTCACCTATAGGACCTGGAGATCCGGTAAAATAAAAATATTCGCGAATGCTTTGTCCTAATAGCAACTCCTTCCCTTCAAAATGTTCTTTAAAAAAAGTATTTGATAAATCAAAAGGTTCTCGAATATAGCATTTTGAATTGTCAATTAGAGTGGTTCCGTTGCATGAATTATCGACGTCGGTATATGCGATACTATTTTCCATATAATAAAAGGATTATTTTTTATTATCAACATGCTAAATGGGTTGCTATTTAAAAAAAAATTACAATAGTATTTTTTGTGTTAGTAATTGTGATTTTTGTAGTTAACGCCACTTACTAATATCTCCAAAGCAGGTAATACACCAAAAGATCTTTCCGTCGGGGTAAGTAAATTTTCCGTACTTATCTTGACAGGTAGTCTCGTGTGTATCCTCCGGATATTCTTCGTAATATTCATAATCATCGTCGGGCTGCTGACTTACCGCGTTCTCATTGTTTGTGCCTTGGGTTTGATCTTCCGACCAGGTGTCATAGAGTTCTGCGTCTATTTGCTCCTCCTCGTCGTGAACCCAGTGACTTCTTATTGGGCCCTCGTAAATAGTCCCGTTTGCAAAAGTGATCTTACCATAACAAGGAAGGCCATTGTCATCGAAATCGCCCTCAAAACGGTCACCGTTGGCGTAATATTTGGCATCGTCTCGAATGAAGGTACGTTTCTCGCAATTCCATACCGCAGGTTCAACAATTGGATTAGTTTCATCAATAAGATGCGGAAAATCCCGGTTGGAAGACATGTCAATCATCGACGCTTTGGTCCTCTCAGTAGTAAAAGATGACCAAAATTTCGACATTTTCTCAGTTGTTTTGTGTAAGTTATCAAAAAAAACGAGACCAAATCAATTTTTTTTGCTTTTTAAAGTTCTCAAAAATCAAGCCTTTTTAATATCAAAGGCAATTCGCCAAATCAATATTGCGTTAATATCTTTTACATCAATTTCCGTTTCACTTCCTGAAGATGGATTCTGAAGAATTGTTTTTAAAATATTATTTTTTCTGAAAACACCATGCCCAGTGACTTTACATTCGTGTTTATAAATAATTTCCCATCCACGTTTTAAGAAAATTTCGTAAACTTCATCAGAAAAGGTAATATAAAAGTAATCAATATCAGGTTGTACGGTTTTTATGCCTTTATTAAGTGGTAATCTAATAATTTTATAGACAGTACCCGGATAAATCTCGTTGGCATTATAACGGTTTTGTACAATGACTTTATCCCCGGCACTAAATGAGTGTGGCTCGGTCAATAATTGAAGATCCATAATTAATTTTACTTCATTAAAAAATGACAGATCTATTCAATTTTTTTCTAAAAATTAGGGTGCGTTTTCAAAAATAGCGGCCAAATATTCAGAAAATTTACATGGTACCGCGTTCCCAATTTGTTTATACATAGAAGACACCGATCCTTTAAAGAAGAATGCGTCTGGGAACGTTTGTATTCTTGCGCATTCACGAACCGTCAATCTGCGTTTTAAAGATGGATGATTATGAATAACTGGTCCACCAGTTCCTCCACCTCTACCAGTGATTGTAGGTGAGGGCTCGTCCCATTTTAGTTCGCGATTCCCCAAATAACCATTGACAGAACACTTATGCTTTGTACCAATATGCTGACTATCTGTATTATATTCAATAGATAAGTTACCTATGGCGTCTTTTAATGTACTCTCTGGTTTGTTACTTGCGATTGGCCATTGGGGATTAAAATCTATATCATTTCTGACACCGACGAAAATAACTCGTTCTCTTTTCTGAGGAATTTCGAACTTTTTTAATTGAAATAACCGAAAATCAACTCGATAACCACAATTTTTTAGATCTTCCATGATCGATTTTACTATTCGTCCCGTTTTATTTTTTTTATCAACTGCTGTATCATAACCACCTATACTCAAAATTCCTTTTACATTCTCCAGAATGAAATAAGCTGGTTTTTTTGCCATTAATATTCGCAAAATTTCGAGATAAAGTTGATTACGTTCATCGGCTTCCGTTCTATAAGGATTCGCCATAGAAAACCCTTGGCAAGGAAATCCACCTAGTAATAAATCAAAATCAGGAATTGTGGTGACTGTTTTAATACACGCACAAATTGGTTTAATTTTAAAATTATTCTCATAGGTATCACAGGCGTCTTTGTCAAAATCATTTACAAATACGTGTTGATATTTGGGATTCGAATGAAATCCATAGTCTAGTCCACCACAACCGCTGAATAAAGAGGCTATTTTTTTACATTGAGGCGTACCAACTTTATTTGGTGTAACCGTTTTATCCAGTATTTTTTGAATCAAGACCAATTTTTTGTTAGAATTACATCTGGTAATTCCTAGCTCCTGACATTTTTCCAGCAGTTGTTTTTTGGTCAAGTCGTTCATTGTTATCTATTGATTATAAGAGTATTTTATAATCAATTTTATTTGTAGATTTGTAATTACAACTGTACTTTTTGTAAAAATCACAAAATCGCAATTTCTAACAACAGCACTCCACTTTTTCGGCTTTTTTCTCTTCTTCGGTTTTTTGTTCTATTGCCTTTAATTTTAATAATTTTATACAAGAATCAATGATTTTATCGCAACATAATATTAAGAGAGTACATTCTGTTTCGTCATCAATTTTGACAACTTTTTCACGGATGGCGACACTAAATATAAATTTTAATAAATTACCACATGTATCGGCGGGTAAATCCGCATTCATATTACATAGTAGGTTGTATAACTGTGAAATAATAGATATAATATATGGTACATCATTTGCGCATAAAACACTCCCATTAATATTACGAATAAGCGTACTCTCTACAATTCTAAAAAATTCTGGCTTTGTTTTTATTAATTTTTCGATGGTTGTCAGACTATAAGCGGTAAGCTGAATAG